GACGTTGGCGCACCAGTGCATGCCGTTGAGTCGGTACTATGCGCACATGAATAAGTCCGCAGCCATTTACTGCCGCATCAGCAACGACGACAAAGAGAATGACCGCCCCGACGACAAAGGCGTCACCAGGCAAGAGCGCCAGGGCCGCGCCTACGTCAAGAGCCGGGGCCATTCACTGGTGGGGCTTTACGTCGACAACGACATGGGTGCGTCTCGCAGGTCCCGGACCAAGTCCAGGCCGGAATGGGACCGCCTCATGGCTGACGTGAAGGCAGGCCGGGTGCAGGTGATTGTGGGTCGGGACCTGGACCGACTGACTCGCAAGATGCGTGAGATTGAGGACCTGATTGACCTGTACGAGCAGACCCATGTGGAGTTCGACCTGTGGCAAGGCCACCTGGACCTGAGCAACGCGGCTGGGCAGTCGATTGCGCGCTACCTGGGGGCACAGGCTGCGGGTGAGTCTGACCGCACCAGTGAGCGCATGAAGTCCCAGCGCAGGGATGCCGCCTTCCGTGGCAAGCCTGTGCGCTCAGAAGACGGCTTTGGCTGGCGGGACGGCAAGCATGTGGCCAAGGAAGCAGCTGCAATCCGCGACGGGGCAGAAATGGTGATTGCGGGAGGAACTCTGCAGGCAGTTGCCCGGGAGTGGAATCGTCGTGGTCTCCCCCGGAGGAAGTCCTCGCGGCCATGGTGGGGTCCGCAGGTGCGCGTCGTGCTTCTGAATCCCAGGCACGCAGGCCTTGCCGTGTATCGCGGGGAAGTTGTCGGGGAGACCGGGGAGAAGCCCATCCTGGACCGCGCCACCTACGACACCATGAAGGCAGTCCTGACTAATCCCAGTCGCCGGCGTGCCCCTCGCAGACGCAACTTCCTGACAGGCCTAGTGGTGTGCAGCCTGTGCGACTCCCCTATGCGGCGTGGCGTAAGTGGCACCCCATCGCGCCCTATGTACGTCTGCCGGAAGGACCAGGGTGGCTGCGGGAGGCAGTCAGTCATGGCGGTGCCCGTGGATGAGGCCGTCACGGATGCGGTGCTGGACGTGCTGGAGGCATCCGACTTCCCCAAGGCCAAGCCGCAGCCCCGAGATTCCAAGGCCGCGCAGGAACTGGCAGGCATCGACCAGGACCTAGCGGAACTGGGAACACACTTCGGCAATGGGCAAATTCCCATGGCCGCATTTGCCGCTGCAGCGGAACGCCTGGAAGCGCGGCGCAAGGAACTGTTGGACCAGGTGCAGCCCACCAATTTCAGCGCAGTCCTGCTTTCAATTTCCCCCAAGACAATTCGCAGGGACTGGAAAGAAATGGACCCCGATAATCAGCGGCTAATTGTTGCCGCGCTCATTGACCGCATAGCGGTCAAGCCGTTGCGGGAAATTGCGGTGAAGCGGGACCCTGTTGCACGTCTAGCCGTGACATGGAAGGCCTAATCATGAAAGCACCCGCAGAAGCCACACTGGTCCTGCGCTGCGCCAGCAACAAAGGCTGCACCCTTGCCTACGTTGTCGGGGGCACCGCGTGGGCCGCAGAAGCCACCCTGGTCCTCACCAAGAAGGATTCCGAGCCCAGCGCGCACCAGTCGCGCTTGAAGCAAGCAAGTGGATTCCAGCCCTATGACTTAGAAGAGGAAAGGCAGGACCCCACAAATTGCACCGTGGCATGCCGCTGCGCCGACTGGGGCATGAACATGGGCAGCGTGGCCGCCATGGTCCGCGACGGAATCACCGGGGAAGTCATCCACGACGGACCACAAATTCCGCGCAGGCCCACTGTCAGCAACAGCATGTAGCGTTGAACTAGCAACAACCGCCGGGGTTACCCGAAGACCGCTCACGCGGTCGGATGCGGCCGCAATCGCGGCCATGGACTGGCAGCCCATCCACTCACTTAGCCGTTGAGTGGATTAGGAGCGCCACCACATGGATACACGCAATCCGTTGACGCAACAGCGTCTTGACCAGGGGCTACCCCCCGGAACACACCCACGCATCTGGGAGCTCATTTCCCGCCTGTGCAGTCGCGGTGACCAGCGGTGAGCCTGCAGACCAGGCTGCACGCATCACTGCGTAAGCCACCCCTGGACTGCGGGGACCGCGACCCACTGCGCTGCAGGCACAACCTCGAGGACGCAACCGCGTCCTGCGCGCGGCCTTGCCAAGCGTGGGACTTCGCACGCTTCGCCCAACAGGTCCGTGAAGTCGGGCACTGCCCCTGCGGGGGGCCACAGTGAGGGACTGGGCAGAAATTTGGGGACCCCGTCTCATTCCGCAGACGCTGTTCATTGAGAAGGTCAGTGACGACTCTCTAGCCATTGGGCCGGATGACGTTCTGGTCTATTCCCCTAGTCAGTTGGCACCGGGATTCACTGACGCCGACGACGTGCCTTCCTTCCGGGTACGCATCGCCAATGAGCATCAGGACGGCATCCTGACGCCGCGCGAGAACCAGCGCATGCTCATGGCCCTGGAGGATGCGCACCGCGCCCACTGGTCGCATACCGACGCCATGCACCCCATGTGCAGGACGTGCGTGGCCAGGCGCCTTCTCAGCGAGGGTGCCATGGGCAACGCTGATTTTCGAGACTTGGAGTATTCCAGCGGCGCAGACGCAAACGCCAATGCACGCAATTGGGTCATCCGCTACGGCAACAAGCCCTTCCCGCCTGCAGACACGTCACACATCCAGGAACACAACGCAGTCAACCAGTACCTGACCCGGGACCAGTTGGACGACTTGCCGCGACCAGACCCACTCATTGCAGGAGGCATCCTGTCCCGCCACAGTTACGCGCTCCTCGTCGGCAGAGACTCCACCTACAAAACGTTCCTAGCCCTGGACTGGGCCCTGTGCATCGCCACAGGCAAGCCATGGCAAGGACATGAAGTGGTGAAGCTCCCAGTGCTGTTCATCGCCGGAGAGGGTGCCTACGGAATCGCGCAGCGCGTCGATGCGTGGGAATACGCCTGGGGGGAGAAAGTCCAGCCGGAGCAATTCATCACCAGGCAGTCAGCCGTCAACCTTTTCAGAGGCGGTGAACCACTGCGGGACCTTCTGAATTTCATTGAAGACAACCGTATTGGCCTGGTCGTCATCGACACCTTGGCCAAGGCCAGCGCCGGGGCCAACATGCAAGGTTCAGAATCCAGCCTGGTCCTGGAGAACCTGGAACGCATCAAGCGCGCCACCGCTGACGGCACAGTCCTGACAATCGCGCACACCCAGAAGTCCGACATGGACACCAGCGGCCTGCACCAAATTGAAGACGACGCAGACACCGTCTGGCATGCAGCCGTCGATGACGCAGTCCTCACAGTGACCAACAGGAAGCAGAAGGACTCCCCCACCAGTCCGCAACTGCGCTTGGAAACTCAGCAGGTCCTGGAATCCCTAGTGTTGCAGTCAACCAATGGGCCGAGAATCAAGCCGGCGACGGACGCGCAAGAAGCAATCTTGGAGACGCTGGAAGAAGCGTTCAGTGAACTAGGTGCCAGCAAGCAGGAACTTCTTGTGGCCAGCGGCGTCCCGCGCTCCACGTTCTATCGCGCCTTCAATGCCCTGTTGAAGTCGGGGCAAGTCACTGGCGACGACTCCAAGACGCCGCGCTTCCGCGCGCAGTCTCACGCCAGTCCCACAAGCAATCCCACCCAGTCTCACTCAGAGGAAGGGGCAATCCGTGAGTGATTCCCACTCTGTCTCACCCAGTCTCACTTCAATTCCCACCCAGTCTCACCAGTCCCACACCCCTGTTTACAGGGGTGGACGGGACACGGGACAAGACACACAAGAACAACCATCGCTGCCATTTCGTCGATGCCCGGGATGCGGAACCGTTGCCTGGCCACCCCACCCCGTCACCCATCGACACAGGCCCCCATGCCCCAACCAAGACGAAAACCCCGAGACCTGGACGGCAACGCCATGAAGGATTACGACGCACTGACATTTCCTGGCCCCGCAATCGGAACGTTCTCCTACCGCGCGCTCCACAGCTTCATGGTGGATGCGCTGATGGACGCACCTCGTGAACTGCGACTAAAAGTCATCGACGTTGCGGGGGGAATCAGCAGCGGCCACATGATGGTGGCCATCACGGAAGGCCGCATGCGGGTAGACGTTCGCATGGAAAAGGAACAGCCATGGGTCTGGCTGTCCTACGCGACCCCGCAAGGAATGAGACCCATCATGGCGGTCCTAAGCACAGCCATTGGCGTAGACCCAGAAGTCATCATGCGCGAACAACAGATGCGCGTGGAAGACGCGATTGCAGAGATTCTGGGAGGCGGCGAGTGAGCATCCCAAGGCCATGCTTAACCTGCGGAACACCCACCACGGGTGACTACTGCGACAGGCACCGCAGGCCAGCGCAGCCCAAGCCTTCCCCTAGTCGTCGCGGCTATGACCGCAAGTGGTCTGCACTGTCGCGGCTGGCCCGTTCCCTGCAGCCCTGGTGCAGCCACTGCCGCGCCACTGAGGACCTGACTGCAGACCACTTGCGCTGGCCTGCCAGGGGGCTGGGTGACGTGCAGGTCCTGTGCAGGTCCTGCAACAGCCGCAAGGGTCGGGCACCCAGGGGGGTAACCCCGGAAGAGTTGCGGATGGATACCCGCGCAGTACCCCCAGAAACGAACACTCTTGGCGACGGGGGTGCAGCGTGAAGGCTGGCCCCAAGTCCCAGCCCACGGCTGGCCCACTGGACCTGTCGGACCTGCCGGAGAAAGGCGGGGACCGCGTCATTGCGTTCATTGAACGCTTCTGCCGGATTCCGCGCGGGGTGGGTGCGCGTGGCCCGTTCATTCTCCGGGACTGGCAGAAAGACATTCTGCGGCAACTGTTCGACGTGCCCAGGCCGCGCACTGGCGTCGTCAGCATTTCCCGTGGGCAGGGGAAGACAACGCTGGCTGCAGCCATTGCGCTTTATGGCCTGTTCGGGGAAGGCATTGAAGGCCCGTCGGTTGCCTTTGTCGCCAGTGATGAACGCCAGGCCACTCTGGGTTACAACGCCGCGCGGCGCATGGTGGAGTTGTCGCCCGAACTGTCTAGCCGCGCTGTTGTGTATCGGGACCGCATGAGGGTGCCCGAGACTGATGGTGAGCTGCGTGCGCTGCCAGCGGAAGCGTCATCACTGCAAGGCCTGCAGTTGTCCCTTGCCGTTGTCGATGAACTGCACGTTTGCCGCGAGGATACTTGGGAAGCAATCGCGCTGGCGTCCGGCAAATTCCCGGAGTCTCTGACTCTGAGTATTTCCACGCCTGCAGCGTCGCAAGACTCCGTCATGTGGAAACTGCGCACGCATGGGTTGAGGGGTGATGACCCTTCCTTCCGTTGGATTGAGTACGCCGCGCCTATGGGGTGTGAGGTCGATGATGAAGAAGCCTGGGCCGCTGCGTGCCCCGCGTTGGACGACTTCTTCTCCCGTGACGCCATGCGCGCGACGCTGCGCACTTCCCGTGAATCCTCGTTCCGCAGATTCAGGTTGGGGCAGTGGGTGGGTGCTGAGTCGTCGTGGATGCCGCATGAGAAGTGGCAGGCCTGCGCGCTTGACGTGGACGTGCCCAAGGGCACGCCGATTGTTGTGGGCTTCGATGGGTCGCAGGGTGGCGTGGGTGCCGGACATGACGCCACCGCAATGGTGGCTTGCACTGTTGATGCCGAGCAGCCGCACCTGTTTGTCCTGGGCATTTGGGAAGGCCATGGGGAGCATGGCTGGCAAGTCCCGCGCGAGGAAGTCCACGCAACGCTGGTGGCTGCGTCTGAGCGCTTCGACCTGGTGGAAGTGATTGCAGATCCCCCCTACTGGCGGCAGGAACTTGAACGCTGGTCGCGCATGTGGCCGGGGAAGGTCCTTGAGTTTCCGACCAACAGATGGGGCCGCATGGCCCCTGCAGTTGATCGGTTTATGCAGGCAGTCCTGCGTCTGGGAGTCACCCACGATGGGGACCCCAGGCTGTCTGCGCACATTGGCAACTGCGTCGTGAAGTCGGTTCCGGCCGGCGAGATTGTGCAGAAGGCAGACCCACATTCACCGCACAAGGTGGACGGGGCCATTGCCGCAATTCTCAGTCTGGACCGGGCGCAGTGGCACGCATCGAACACCCAACAACCACTTGAAGGAGTTGTCTTCCTATGACACCAGAGGAGCTGCGTCTGCATTTGGCGCAGAAACTTGAAACGGATCGTGGCGCACTGCAGCGCGCGGACCAGTATTACAACGGCATGCAGCCGTTGCGCTTCATCGACCCTGAGATGCGCAAGCAGTTGGGGTCACGCATGGTGGAAGTTGTCATCAACTGGCCACGACTTGTGTGCGACAGCCTGGAGGAGCGCCTGGACGTGGTGGGCTTCCGACTGTCGCGGGACCTGCCCACGGATGAGAACCTGTGGCGGCTTTGGCAGTCCAACAATTTGGATGAGGCTTCGCAGCAGGCCCACATTGACGCGCTGGTCTATGGCCGCAGTTTCATCAGCGTGGGTGTGGGTGCTGACGGGGTCTCTCCCGTCATTGCGATTGAGTCTCCGCTGCAGGTCACTGTGCAGCGCGACCCCGCCACTGGTGAAGTTATCGCCGCGCTGAAGCGCTACCGGGACACGGACGGCTACACAATCGGCGTCTTCATGACCAGGACTGACGTGATGACGTACAGGTCACAGACAGCCACGGACATTTACGGGGCCGCAGCCCCGGCCAGCCATTGGCAACTAGTGGACGTGACGCCCAATGTGTTGGGACGCGTCCCTGTTGTGCCGCTGGTGAATCGTCCCCGCACTGGTGCCCGAGATGGGGTCAGTGAACTTGCTGACGTGATGCCATTGGCTGACGCGGTCAACAAGGTGGCCAGTGACATGCTGGTCACCGCCGAGTACGCCGCCATGCCGCGTAGGTGGATTACGGGCCTAGCCCCGTCTATGTCGCAAGTCACCAGTGAGCAGGCCCAGGACTTGGCTGATGGGGTGCGCCGCGCATTTGAGTCTTCCCGCGCATCCAAGTTGTGGATTGCTCCCAGCCCGGAAACTAAGTTTGGGCAATTCGAAGAAGCACAACTGGCCGGCTTCGTCGCAGCCATTGACATCTTCGTCAAGCAGTTGGCCGCAATCGCCGCGCTACCCCCGCACTATGTCGGGCTTTCTGCAGAGAACAATCCCGCGTCTGCGGAAGCAATCCGCAGCGCTGAAGCAAGCCTGGTGACGCGCGCGCGGCGTCGTCAGCGCATCTGGGGTGGCAGTTGGGAGGAAGTCATGCGGTTGGCCCTGCATGTCCAGCAGGGCACCCCACCTGTGGGCCTGGACGACTTGGAGACTGTGTGGGCTAACCCGGAGACACGCACAGTGGCGCAGGCCGCTGACGCGGCAGTGAAGTTGTACGCCGCTGGCGTCATCGACCGCAGGGCCGCGCTGGAAGACATTGGCTACACGCCTGCACAGATTGAGCGCATGACCGGGCTGGGGGTTGTGGCATGAGCGATGACCAGACACCCCAGTCCCCGGCAGTTGAGGACTCCTTCATGCCGGAGGAGACCGCGCCTATTGAAGCTCTGCAGCCGCAGACGTTCCCGGCTGACTATGTCCAGGAACTGCGCCAGGAAGCCGCTGACTATCGGACGCGCTCCAAGTCCATGGCCACGCAACTGGTCCAGGCCTGGGCCGCAGTGGACGGCAGACTTCTGGACCCCACGGACCTGCCCCTGTCATCGGTGGAAGTCGGGGAAGACGGCAACATTTCCCGTGACGCGGTCACCGCAGCCATTGACGCACTGGTGAAGTCCAAGCCTCATCTGGCGGCGCAGCGGCCTGCGCCTATGCCACAGGGCGCGCAGCCTGAGAGTGAGCCCGTTTCACTTCTGCGCATCCTGCAGAACCGTCCGTGAACTTTACTTCCCGGCACTGTCACCTGGTCGCGTTACAATTGACGCGGCCAGGTGCCAGGAATTGACGCGGCGTGCCCGGTGTATGCCGCAAATTGGATGACTGCAGGAAACGGGCTGGTCCCGACGCCGCAGGAACTCCCGTCCATTTGAGCCTGCGCCCGTTCTAAGGAATCCACACATGGCTAACACCATGAGCAATTCAAGCGAGTTGACCCGGGAAGTTGTCCAGCAAATTCTGGTGCAGCCCCTGGAAACAGCCAGCATCTTCCTTGCCGCTGGCCCCCGCATCTTCGACACGGACGGCAGCCCCGTCAGAATCCCGAAGCTTAATTCCGCCGGCACCGCCAACTTCGTTGCGGAAGGCAGCGCAATCTCTAACGCCATCTACGACTTTGGTGAGATTGAGCTCCTTCCTTCGTCGATGAAGTCCGTGAAGTCCCTGGTGAAGATGAGCAATGAACTGCGCCGCTCATCCGTTGTCAGCCTGGACACTGCACTGCGTGACCGCCTGGTCACGGACGTTGCCGCCAAGTTGGACCAAGCCTTCATCAACGGCACTGCTGCAAATGAGCCCCAGGGAATCCTGCACTATTCCGGTGTGACTGTTGCTGGGTCGGCAGTTGGCACCGCTAACCCGGGCCATTTGTACGACGTCCTGCAGGCTGCGCTGGATGCGAACGTCAATGTGGGCAACACCAGGTGGCTGATGACGCCGCGTGACTTCATTGCCATTCACAAGTTGAAGGACGCGGAAGGACGCTTCCTGATCAGCCCCAACCCCCAGCAGGGTGCGGCCAGCACACTCCTGGGCCTGCCAGTTACGGTCACTTCCCGCATTCCGGGAGGCACCACGGGAGGCACCACGTCCGTTGTGTTGTGTGACTTCAGCCAGATTGCCGTTGCCCGAGACCTGGCCCCCACTGTCACAGTGCTGGATCAGACCTACGGGGAGAACGACATCACCGCGCTGCGCGTGGTCGCACGATATGACGCCAAGCCGATGAACGCCGCTGCAGTTGTGCAGTTGCGGGGCGTGACCAGTTGGGGCACTGCCTGACCCATAAACGTCCTGGGGGTGCTTGACCCCTTTCTGCCCCCGGGATGCGCAACACCTTCTCGGTAATGGGTGCGCAGTCTGGTCGCTC